CCATGTCGCTGGCCTTATAGTTACTGGACTGATTCTGTTTCAATCCACGCATCCCGTGGGATGCGACCCTATCCACGGTAATGTCTTGCAGGATGCTTCGGAAGACTTCGGCTATTTCAATACCACGCAGATAGTTGCTGCTTACGATGTTATAGGTAATCTCGCAATATTCATCCACGACGCCCATCAGCGACAGCTGACTTCCGTAATTGGTGCGGGCAAAAATGATAAAATCGCCTTCCGTGTCCTCCGGAGCAACCAACGGAAACACATTCGTACCGATGTAGGCTTTCAGCGCGTCACTCTGCACGAGGATGTCACGGATGTCCATGCCTACGGATAACTTGCTCTTACTCATTTTGTCATTATTCTTAGGATTGCCGCCTCGGTGCCTTTCAGCACTTCCGCGTAAGCGCTATCCATGTCCTCGTTCCTTGTATCTGTCCAATAGTGCAGCGCCGGCATCTTTCCCGTTGAGGCTCCGCTGTTGCGCGTTCTCTTTCCTGTGCCCTCATCCACGATGTAGGCGTGCATCGCTCTTATCTTCCCGCCCCGCGTGTCGACAATCATCCCGAATCCGGCTAGACCGCCCAGTTTATTTTTTTTCACTTTCACCTGAAAGGCTTTCAGCAGGTTACCCGTCACGCCCTCGGGATTCTTCATGCGCTCCTTCAGTCGGCGTATACCGCCACGACGCAGAAGGTTCACAGCCTTACGGATACCAGCTTTGATAGCCTTGTTGCTCTCTATGTCGCTGAGCTGATGCAGCATGTCGTTGATGCCCTCCAGCCCGATAATCTTCACTTCCCCGCTCATAGTTCACCGGTATTAAGTCGTGTGGCGGTAATCAGGTACGTATTATCGTGCTGCTTATCCAGCAGCGTGATGCGGTACTTCTTACCGTCGTACTCAAAGTGCAACTTGTCAGTTATCACAGCATTATAGCGCACTTGTACACGCAAGGTGGAACTGATAAACTCCTCTAGGGCATTGACGGTCATCCCCTCCGTAACCAACTTCCGACGTGCACACCGCGTATCCAGCACAGGTGTGATGGTCTTGGTCAAGGCACCCGACCTGTCCTGTAAGGAGATGAGCGCGTAGAAGCTGATGGGGTCTCTAAGTAATCCGGCTTGCATTACGTGTATTGTATGTAGGGTGATACGAGATAGTCAAGGGTATAGGGGATGCGTTGAGGCACACCGTAGGCCACCGGCTCACGGTTAGCGTATAGGTTTGCGGCTATCAGTAGGATCGCTTGCCGAAGAGGCTCTGGTATATTCCCGTCCGTATCTTCAAGCCCCAGCAAGGTCTGCTGTATCTTGTTTTCCACGGTCACGGTAGCGGTTAGGGCTAATCTAGTCAGATAGTTCTCTTCATCGACGGTTACATTGTCGATGTTACACTGCTTAGCCAGCTCCGCTGATGTTACATACTCTTTCGTCATACTTTTTTAAAGAGAAAATGCGCGGTCGGCGATAACACCGCCGCGCATAACAAAACAATCCTTTATCTTAAATGACCACAAAAACAATTTATGCAGTTGCTTTCACCAGCGCCGCGAAGGCTTCTGGGCGCAGAACGACGTTGTCCCAACGCGTTGTAAATACAAAACGCGTAATGTTTTTCTTCGCATCCGTGTATGGGTCTACCACGAGACGAACCTCTCCGAACTGGCCAAGCAAGTCGTACTCAAAGACGCCAAAACCTAGCGTATTGTCGTCGAAGTCCTCGGAAACAAATACCGGGAAACCGTCGATGGAGAACTCACCCGTTGCGCCCGGAACCGGCTCAGCCAGATAGCCTCCGAGAGTGTTGGGCTTTGGCGTTGTGCGAAGAACGGCCAGCATCGGAGAACTGCAAACAAATCCGCAAGTGCCGTTAATTGTCAGATGCTTCTTTTGCACCGCGGTCTCCAAGGCAACAATGTCCGTCCAAGCGATAGCTTTAGCCGCCGTCACCGCAACAGCAGGTGTAGCAATAGCAGCAACAAAGCAACCCGGCTGGGCAGCGTTGGCTAGGGTTGTCTTGCTGAGCATCCACTTATTAAGCAGGTTGTCCATGGCATTTGCAAACAACTGCAAAACCAGTGCCTGCAAATTGATGTTGCTCTCGTCGATGGCGGTGTTGCTCACCGGCACACTAATAGAAATGCGCTTAGGATTGCCTGACAACTTAGAGATGCTGATTGATGAGTCAGAGACCTCAACATTTTCGTCCTCAAAAGTGGCTTCCACTCCCGTTACCGAAGGAAAATTAAACTGACCTTTCAGGCCCGTCTGAATTTTCAATCCGAGTTTGTTGTATATAATTCCGTTGTTCAGCGGCATCATCAACTCACCTACCGTAATAGGGATGACCGACTGGATGTTGGCAGATGTTGTCAAGGTGTCGGCGCGGGTAATAGGGATGACGATGTCTCCCTTATCAATCATTCCACGAAACTCTTCCGGTACTTCATGCTTATTGCGTACGCAATATACCAACTTGGCAAAAGCGGTACGGGCATTTTCCTCGGTCTCAGTGGGCAGATTTCCATTGCGGAAATTTTCAATGCCAAGTCGAAGGATGTCCCGCTCGTTGAGGAGCGCTGCTTTCTCCTCCGACAGATTGCGGAACTCCTCAGCCTCGGTGTCGTTCATCTTTCGCTTTTCTTTCTCAATCGCCGACTTGATAATCGAAAAACGCGCGTTTATTTCCTTTTCGTGGTCGCGGATAACTACCAGGCGCTTCTGCGCCTCTCTAAATTCTTTCTTATTCATAACTTCATTTTTTTTGTTAATATCTTAATCATTCATCTCATTCTGCAATCGAAGGACATCCTGCTCCCAGTTTTCATCTCCCGTGGATGCGGGCTTAAGAAAAGCATCCAAGCTACGGGCACTCACAGAGGTGGCCAAATAAGCAGGATCGCTAACAATGCTTACATCGTATAGCCTGTCAATCTTACACACTTTACGAATTAGTGTGTCGCCCTCTTTGTCGTAACGCACATTTCCTTCCACGTCCTCGTCAGTTGTGTATGCGAAGGAACTTCCAAACAAATCTCCACGGCGCACCATCTCCAGTGCATAGTCTCCATCCGCGGTGTGCGGCGCATCAAATTCATACTTGACACCCTTATCATCCCGGATGAGCGTGAGCGTTCCGGCGCCATTGCAACTTCGTGCCAGCATTCGGCTACGATCATGTTCTAAGAGTGCCTTGATGTCACAACTCCGAAGAAGCTCATCGCTAATAGCAGAGGGCTCAATAATTTCCTGCACCATCCGGTAGATGGAATAATCCGGAAGAAGTTGCGACCGGGTGTTAAAGACAATTGCATATCCTTCAATCGTTCGCGTCTCGGAGCCATCTTCGGCTCTTTTCAGCCGAGGAGCAGCCAAGTCACCAAAGCTTCTTATCTCATAATTACGTTCTTTTGCCATGCCAAAATTTATTTCGTTATATATATACCAGGGAAATCTTTAAATTTGGGTGCACGTTTTTATGCGCTTTATTCCTCATTTTCCCCATTTTCCTCGCTTTTCGCGTCATTTTTTTCATTTTCTGCGCTTTTTCCCGATTTTTTAAGATTATTTTCATTCTCTGGCCCCTGTTGAGGCGCAGAAGTTCCTTTTATCTTATCCGAATTGATGGGCGCCACGTTGCAGGAGATAAAGGCCTGGTCGCCGCCTTCCAACGGCGCGCGGCCGTCCTTAGCCCGCCATTCGTTCGGAGTGCGCGTGCCACTCTCGATTGTACTCTTCATATAAGCCGCTTTTGTCGTAAAATCGAGCTGGTAGTATTCTTCTAGGTCAAAGCGTATACGCATCTTCTTGCTCATTGAGGCCGGTACCAACTTCCGGCTAAATTCCTGCTCTATCTGTCGAATATAGGGTTGCATGGTGTCAATCATATATTGCACTTGCGCCATGTCGCTGGCCTTATAGTTACTGGACTGATTCTGAAACACCTTGTCCGGGTGCACGCCATAGAATCGACAGATGTCCAGCACGCTGAACTTCTTCGATTCGAGCAGTTGCAGGTCTGCTGGTGACATGCTGAGCTGATTAAATTTCATAGCTCCCGGAAGGGACATTATATTCTTCCCACTCCGCAACTCATCCTCTATC